TTTATCAACATTTTGTGTAAGTTTATTACCAGTTTTCTTAGCAATTTTCTTATTTTCTTCAATTGCGTCACGTTTTGCTTGTAATATACGTTTTTCAAACTGTTGTTTAGCATCAGCCTCATTTTTATTCTTTTCATTCATTAACTGGTTAAGTTCTTCTTCTAAATACTCTACACGACCTGTTTTGTATGCTTCAGGTTCCCAAGGCATCCACATACCAACAGGTCCTACATAAACATTATGATTAGGATCAACTTCACGTAATAGTTTACATCTTAATTCTGCTTCTTCTTGTGTGCTGTAACATCCACGAATTTTTAAACCTCTTACACTGGTTTGAAAATCATGAACTTTATTAAACTCATCATTTAATCTATCTTCATTAACATCTAAAAAATTTTTGTATTCATCACTCACATAATTTTTTGGAAAATTATCTCCTTCACTTTTAATATATTCCTGAAAATCCTTCATCAAATTATCAAATTCCATATTATGTTTATATGCAATAAAGTTTAAAAACTGAGTAAATTTTTCTACACTTTTTGAAAAATCATAATGTTTTAGGAATTCTTGAAATAAAAAATGATTTTTTTGAGTTAAGATATTTTCCGGGCTTACAAAACTAACACAAACAAATTTTTGTCCTGAAATTGGTTTATCTTCTTCCAATAAATCTACATATTTAGGATTAGATGAACCATCAACATTTTTTTGGTAAATTACGCCAGTTTTTCTTTCAGACATTATAATTTCTTATATATTCACATTTTTAAGTATTAATTTTAATTATATATTTTTTTCTTAATATTTATTATAATATGCTTCAAAAATTAGCACAGATGTTAGATTTAGGAGAACTTGTTCGCAGAGCCGTCAAATATCTTGTAGAAGGTGTTATGGTTGCTATTGCTGCCTACGCCATCCCTAAGAAATCACTTAACCTTGATGAAGTCGCACTTATTGCTTTAACCGCAGCTGCTACCTTCTCAATCCTTGATACATACGTTCCAAGCATGGCTGTATCAGCCCGCTCTGGTGCTGGTTTCGGTATTGGCGCTAATCTTGTTGGTTTCCCACGAATGTAAGTAATTTAAAAAAATATTAATTTTTATAACTAATATTTTTAAACTTTTGGATGAAATATATCATACGGAGTGCACAGGGTTTGTGACGGCCATTCATTCGTAGAATACATATATTTTCCAACATTTACACCTTTAATATTTTTTAAACACTTATTGTTTTTCTTACATTTCTCTCCATCATAACACATACCAATATATGTATGTCCCTTTGGATTATTATAGTTAGAACAAGTTCCATTTCCAACTACAGATGCAGTAGGTATATTTAACGAACTTAAATCCTCTATAGAAGAACATTTACTTTTATCCATATCAGTCCCTTCAACGTCTATTAATAATCCAGAAAATAAACCTTTACGTTCATCATTACATTTGTTATCAAGACACATACATTTTACAGCATTTTTCCAGTCTGGTAATTCGTCTCCCTTTGCTCTATTTACTATTCCCCATACTTGCTTACCAGTTTTTGCTTTTTGGTCTTTCATTACTTTCCAATAATCTGGATCTCCTCCATTATCCCAAGGACAAGACCTATTTCCAACATGGACTGAAGTTATATATACACCATCAGCTGCTGATTGTGGTAAATCATCAAAGCAATTACCCACATCCGCACTACCAGTCGGATAACAAGTTCTAAATTTAGCGTTTTTAAATGATAAACCAGATAACATAGTATTCATAGATTTTATTGTTTTATTCATATTATTATGTAAATCCTGTTTTTTACTATTTGAAAAATATTCGAATTTTTTATAATAATGTAAAACGAATGCGATTATTATTAATGCTATTAAAACATATAATATCATTAATATATCATTATATTTAATTATATGTTTGTAGTCATATCTAAATAATAATTTACTAAAGTGGTTATTATACTTTTATCCGGTATTTCCGCAGCCATTCCATATATAGCTGTTATATCTTCATCTTTATTTTTATTTATAGGTTCATCATTAAATTTTTTAAGTGAAACTAATAACATATCAATATATTTAACATTTTTTGGTGTTAAACAAATATGTAAACAAAGAGGATTTTGTAATATATTAATATTCCAATTTTGTCGTTTTAAAAATTTACTTAATTGGGCGACAGAATATTTTGTATTATAAAAAGCTACTACATTTACATTCGGCCATCCAATTACTTTGAAATTAGGTATTTGTCTTAGCTCTTCTGCAAAATCAATTGTTTTATTTTTTATTTTACGAGACATTGCCTTGTAGTTTGCATTTCCATTAAATAATAAAGCAGCCCAAGTAGTTGCAATTTGAGAACCAACTCTACTACCGGGTAAACTTACACTAGCATATAAACCACCAGTCCAATTAGCAGCTACAAAATATTGATATTTTTTCATTGAACGGTCTTTCCATAATAATAATGAGGAACCTTTTGGTGCTAATCCATATTTATGAGGATCAACTGAAATAGACTGTATATTATCATCAAATGTTAATTTTAAATTTACATCGTATTGTATTATAAAACCTCCTAGGCAAGCATCTACATGAAATGGAACATTATATTGTTTTGCTAATTCTCCGATTGCTTTTATAGGATCAATTAAACCATATGGAAAACAAGGAGCTGAACCTATAATAACGCAAGTTTGTGGGGTTATTTTCCAGTATAAATCATTTATATCCATTATATTATTTTCATCTAATTCTACATAAACCATCTTTAAATCTAATAATTCACAAGCTTTATTTACAGCAGCATGAACCGTTTTAGTGCATAATACTTCTGGCTTAAACAATTTAAACCATCTTTTACTATTAAACATTTTTTTATATGCCTTCAATGCTAATATTGTACTTTCAGTACCACCAGTAGTTATATTACCTCCACCATCCTTAGGTAAGTCAAATAAATGTCCTACCATTTTTACAACTTCAGACTCCATTTTAATTAAACCTGGATATATATCTGGATGTAGCGGATTTGAATATAAAAATTTATTACTAATATTCTTAATTTTAAATTCCAAATCTACATCACACGTATATATGCAGCCAGAAATTCTACTATTAACATTATTTTTTCTATCGGTTAAAATTTTATCCATTTCTTCATTTTCAATACCATACCAAGGAAGTTTTTCATAATTATGTGCGAATTTTGTTCTAAACAAGTCATTTTTAATAATTTGTTTTGCCTTTTCCTTTTTATCTTCTATAAGTGCGTGTCCCTTTTTGGTTTTTGAATACAAATAAAATAAAATATACTTATAATGTTTTTTAAAATAAAAAAGACAAATCAATAAAAAAAATTTCCATTTATGTTTTTGAATTGATAATATCATTTAATAATTATAATGGATAATTTCTATATAATTTATAAAATTGATTAATTTAACTTGTATTTTAAAAATGTAAATAACATGTCATTAAGAAGTAATCAAATAAATGCAGTAAAAATAAGTAATGATAACAACTTTAAATCAGGAGTTCATTTTCATGCTACTGGAACAGGAAAATCGTGGATATCATTAGAAATTATATTAGATTATAATAAGAAATTTAATAATAGAAATATTATTTGGATGTGTGAACAAAAGTCTATATTAATAGAACAATTCAATAAAAAAACATTAAAAGAAAAAGGATATTTAAATATTTATAACAAATTTATGATAGTAAATTATACTGAAAATAAAAACAAGAACTGGTCTGAATTATTAGGAATGGCAACATTTTGGGGTAAACCAGTATTATTAGTTATTAATAGAAGTTTTCTAGTTTCTCAAAAGAAATATAAAAATATTAAAATACCTATACACTTAATAATTCATGACGAGTGTCATTCAATAAGTAATAAAACAACTAGGGACTTTTATGATTATATACTTAGTAAAAACAAAAACATTTCTTGTTTAGGATTTTCAGCAACACCAAATTTAGAATTTAAACCATTTGATAATATACTGACTAGTTATTCAATTTATGATGCATATTGTGATAATGTTATCTTAAATCCAAATATAAAATGGCTGAAAAGTAATAAAATATTATCAAATAAAGATATAGTTATGTATTGTAAATCTGAAATAGAAAAGTTACCTTATAAGAAAATAATTGTATGGTGTGGAATGATTAATTTATGTATAGTAACAGCAAAATTCTGGAAAAAATATTTTCCAGGTTTTAAAATATGTATAGATACAAGTAAAGAACAAAGTAACTACTATAGTTATAGTGACTTTTCAAAAGAAGAAACTAAAGCAATATTATTTTGTGCTTGTAAACATAGAGAAGGTTCAGATATAAAAAACTTAGATTGTTGTATATTCTTAGATAAAGTCGAAAACAGAAATGCAAAAACATTTGTCCAATGTATTGGAAGAGTGTTAAGGAAAGACAATAAAAATATAAAAAAACAAGGATTAATTATAGATTTATGTGCTTCTAATTGTTTAAAAATATGCGACAGAATGAATAATTATTTAAATTGTAAAAACAACTTTCCTTGGAAATATAGTTATATACAAAAAACGATTAATAATAAAGTAATTTTCATAAATCAACTAAAATTAATAAAAAATCCAAAAATAAAAAAATACAAAGAAATAGAATATTCAATACAAGATTTAAAAGATAAATTTATTAAAGAAATTCCAAATAACGAAATATATAACAGTCGTCTTAATAAAGAACTAAAATTAATAGAAAATAAAAATTTAATAAAATATTTAATACGAGCAATAGAAATATTAAATATTACTAATTATATTCCTCATGTAACAAGAGGTTCTTGTGGTTCATCATTAGTTTGTTATTTATTAGGTATAAGTAATGTAGATCCTATAAAATATGATATTAAATTTGAAAGGTTCTTAAACATTTATAGAGATAAATTACCAGATATTGATTTAGATTTTCCACATTATCTAAGAGATGAAGTATTCTTAAAATTAGAATTAAAATGGCCTAATCAAGTAGCAAGAATTAGCAATCACGTACATTGGCATGAAAAATCTGCACTAAGAGAAGCATTACGTAGAATAGGAATAAAAAAACAAATTTCAAAAAATGATATTCATCAATTTGTTAAAAAATTATCAGAAGAACAACAAAAAGAAGTAGATAAAATACAAAAAGAGTTAAATAATACATTTCGCCATTATTCATTACATTGTGGTGGAATAGTATTCTATCATGACGGAATACCAAAGAATTTGATATTTGAAAAAGTAAATCAAAAAAAAACATTAACACAAATTATATTTGATAAAAATGATATATCAAAACATAAAAATGTAAAAATAGATATATTGTCTAGTAGAGGTATTTCTCAATTAATAGGAATTTGTGGCAGAAACATAGACTTTTCAAATTGTCCTTATGATAAAAAAACATATGATTTACTACAATCCGGTAATAATATAGGAATAACATTGGCGGAATCACCTTTAATGCGAAAGGCATTAATGAAAATAAAGCCAAAAAATATAACCGATATAGCTATATGTTTGGCTATTATAAGACCGGCGGCAAAAGATGCGCGTATAGAGAATAATAATATTGATTACAATACAAAATTTATATTTGATGATGATGCTATAAATATATTATCAAATACATTAAATATATCAAATGATTTGGCGGATAAATTCAGAAGATGTATAGGTAAGGAAAAGTGGAATAAAGAAACAAAAAATAAGTATAATGAATTACTTAGTAGAATATCTAGGATAGAACAAGAAAAAATGAATAAATTATTAATAAACTTAAGAGCATATAGTTTCTGTAAATCCCATTCATATTCTTATGCACAACTGGTGTATAAAATAGCACATGAAAAGGCACACAATCCACGTAAATTTTGGAAATCAACATTAAAGAATTGTAGTAGTTCATATAGAAAATGGGTGCATCTATATGAAGCAAGAAGAAATGGTGTTAATGTTATGAATTTGTTGAAAAAGAAAAATGATGTAAGCATATATGCTGAAAGTAGAAGGAAGAAATTTGACGGATTATCAAAAGTGGAACAACTAACACGATTTGGATATTGGGATATGACGAATGATAGTTTCTTTCCAAACTGTTACTTTTATGAAAAAGAAAATGGAGTATATTATTTTGGAGGAATAATTGCATCACTAAGAGTATTGGACTATAAGAAAAAAACAATAGTAACAAGTATTGGAGTAGGTAAAGGGAAATTTATAGAAGTTATAACAAAAAACAAGTATTACAATAATAAACACTATGGTTTAAAAGGAAGAGCGACAATAATAAGCGCAAAAGAGAAAACATTTAATGCTTATATTGCAAAATATTATTAAATTGTAGGAACAAATTCCCAATGTAATTCAGAACAAATTTTTTTCCAGATAGTATCTTGTTCTATACGTTTTATAGGGTCTTTTAACATTGGGAAAAAAGGTAAAAATGTATTTTCATTTAATAATTCACATAATTTGTATAATACATAATAGTAGTTAAGAAAATTAACACGATCATCCGGACAATGTTTTGCATATGGTTTTTGTATTTCCATAAAAAGATTACATAATTTCTCTTCCAATTCAGGGCTCATAATTGGTGGTCTAATTCCTAATTTGTCTTTGATGAATGGAATGTGTTCATAATATTTATTATATCCAAGTTTTTTCAAAATATCTTTGGCTTTTTTATTAGTCATTTGTTTTAGCGTAATTCTTTCCTTTTTAATTTGTAATTTAATATTATCTAATACTTCATCTGGAATTTGGGTAGTTTCTTTGGCCTGAAACTGAGCCAAAATTTCTCGAAAATGATTAATTCTTTTATATGCATAAAAACAAACTTCTTTAGGCGGTTCTTTATATGAGGGTTTTTCGTGTTCCACTAAAAATTGTTTTTGTCTACTACATTTATTACAAATGACTAGTCCTTTATAATCAACTTGTATCCATTCTCCTCCACAATTTTCACATTTTTCATAATCAATAGTATATTTATTCATATCAATAAAATTTTCATTTAAATTTGTTAAAAACTTATTAACAGTTGTGTCTTCATTTTTATTTTTAACGACAACATTCTTTTCTTTATTAAAAAAAGAGTGTAATATATCATTTTTTTTATTTGATTTTCCCAATGAAACTTCTTTCTTTTTTTCAAAATATTCAAATATAACATTAGAATTTTCAAGCAAATATTCCTTTTTTTCTTTTTTTAAAGTTTTAATTTTAGAATTTATAAATTTTATTTCATCTTCTATATTTAGTTTTTCTTCAATGTTACTTACAGAATTAAGTAATTTTTTTAGTGCCTTTTTTTTTCTAATTAATTCTGGAATTTGTTTTTCTTTGATATCTTGGAAAAGTTTCATTTTTTCATTATGCTTGCTATCTAAAGTCATTGTTGATTTTTTGTTTATTTTAAATTTTTTCTTTGCTTTAGGCTTAAAATTAGGCATAACTTATATGAATATTAGTTGTTAACTATTTATATTTAAAAATAATAAAGAAATATATCGTTTAATAAAAAAAACGATTATCTATTTAACATTTATATGGATGTTGAATTAAATATAAATACAAATGAAATGAAAATAGATTGCATTGTTTTACAAAAAATGATATTTATATACAATGCTTTAGAAAAAGGATGGACTATTAAAAAAAGAGATAATAAATATGTATTTTCAAAAAATCATAAAGGAAAAAAAGAAGTATTACTTGATGACTATTTGAAACGGTTTATGCTAGAAAACCTAGACATAAATAAAATAATTTAGCTAATAATTATTTAATAAATTAATTAAGTAATTATTAAAATTTTTTTTCTTTAGCAATATATATAAAATGGGTGGTGGACTCATGCAGTTAGTAGCTTATGGCGCACAAGACGTTTATCTTACAGGTAACCCTCAGATCACATTCTGGAAGGTAACCTACCGCAGACACACGAACTTTGCTATGGAATCAATCGAACAGACTTTCAACGGTCAGGCTGACTTCGGTCGCCGTGTTCAGTGCACTATCTCCAGAAACGGAGATCTTGCATACCGCACTTACCTTCAGGTAACTCTTCCTGAAATTAACCAGAGTGATGCCGGTGACAGTAACGGTGTTTTTGCTCGTTGGTTAGACTGCCCTGGAGAACAAATGATCTCCATGGTTGAAGTCGAAATTGGTGGTCAGCGTATCGACCGTCAGTATGGTGACTGGATGCACATCTGGAACCAGCTTACTCTTACTTCCGAACAGGAAGATGGTTACAACAAAATGATCGGTAACACTACTCAGCTTACATACCTTACCGACCCTAAATTCGCAGAAATCGCTACTGCTTGTGGTGCCGCTGCTGTCCCTGAGGCAGTATGCGCCCCTCGCAAAGCTCTTCCAGAAACTACTCTTTACGTTCCTCTTCAGTTCTGGTTCTGCCGCAACCCTGGTCTTGCTCTTCCTCTTATTGCCCTTCAATACCACGAAGTCAAGATTAACATCGAAATCCGTCCATTAGACGAATGCCTTTTCGCTGTTTCCAAGGTTGATGCTAACCCTGGTCAGTCAAAGAAGGTTCCAGGCGCCTACAGCAAATCTCTTGTTGCTGCTTCACTCTACGTTGATTACGTATTCCTTGATACCGATGAACGCAGACGTATGGCCCAGAACCCA